AGGATATTAAGGAGATTTAAATGACTGCAGAAGAAACAGTAAAAATCGCTAAAATAAAAGCTAAATGGAAAGAGGAACTCAATAGACGAGAAGAAGCACGGATGGCGATAGACTTCTATTTCAATCGTCAATACGAGACACTGGAAAAAGATATTAATAATCGCTATCCGAAGGAAAATGAGGATATACAGCGCTATAAGTTCACCGTGCCACTGACCAGAAATTTAATCAATCAATTGGCAATCACTTTCAAAGAATCACCCACCATAAAGATGAACGAGGTATCCGATGCAGTTCAAGAAGCATTCCTGCAATTTCTGGATGATATAGACCTCTACAAACTCCTGAAGCAGATTGATGTCTTCACTGAATTAACAGGAAAAGTAGGCATCGTGCCACGCTGGAATGGCGAGAAGGTATGTCTGGATATATTGACCCCTGATAAATGCTATGTCATTGAAAATCCTGAGGTTCCTACAGAAGCGATAGAAGTAGGTTATCCCATTGGCATTACGAACGATTGGCGGATGGCTGAACCTATGAATGTATATGCTATCTGGACAGCAGATAGCTACAGAGAATCCGAAGTGAATCGTGATGGATTGGAAGTGAAAGTGCTGAAAAGAGATAGGAATCCCTATGGCAAGATACCGATTGCGTGGTATGAAATAGTGATGCCACTGGATTCTTTCTGGACGGACGAAGGCAACCCGATAGTAGAACTGAACCGACGAATCAATCTTCAGATGACGAATCTGGATATTGCTATGGACTACCAGTCTTTCTCTACACTGGTCACAACTGGTATGTCCGATACCACTGTAATTCCTATCGGCGTGACCAGAAGAATCAATATCCCCACGAATCCTATTTCAGGCGAGGCTATGGGTTCAGCGAGTTATATTACCCCTGATGCTAAATTACTTGAAGTCTGGAAAATAATTCAAGAATCAATCATATGGTATGCAGGCATTATGGGAATATCAGTGGAAAGTATTAGCAGTGCCTCCAGCTTTTCTTCTGGATACCAGCTGAAATTAGCAAAGTCTGGAGTGCTGGAACGGAATAAAAACAAGCAGGATATATATCTGGAGTCAATCCGAGATACTATAAAACTCGCTCTGCAATGCGAAAAGATATACGGGAAGCAGAATTTCCCTGATGAACCTGACCTCACCATACGATACGGGGAAATTTCAATAGATTATTCACCGATGGAACTACAGCAATTGATTTCTGCAAAACTTGCCAACGGGACAATAGATATTATCGGCGCTATAATGCTGGATAATCCCGATATGACGGAAGATGAAGCCATAGAGTATTACCAGAAGATGAAGAACAGAAAGGCACAAATAGCTCCAGAAGTGCCACCATTAGGATTGGAAAGTGGAACCGAATGAGTTTATAGATTTATCCCTCGCTGAGTTTGAAAAACAGCTTACGAAAGTAATAAACAACTTTGAAAAGCGATTGGCTATACGGCTCCATAAAAAGCTTCAACTGGATGCAGATGGGAATATCCTCAAGATACCTGAAAATCTGGAATATTCTACAGTGGTATACAATGAACTGATGGACGAATTAGAAAATAGCGGATATTATAATGTTGTCAGTGCACTTCAAGCAAAAGATGCAGAACTAGTAAAAATAATTTCTGCTACTTCCTATATACCGCTGGAATTCTCTCAAACAGGCATTGAAACCATAGAAGCGCTCAGAAAAGCACAAATGATGGCATTCCGAGACATAGGAGAAAAAGCCTGTATGGCGGTTCGTGAAGCACTGATGAAATCTATCCTTACAGGTCAATCAATTGAACAAGTGCACCGACAGATACGGAAAGAACTTGAAGACAGACTTCAAAGATATTCTATCACATATGCGCTCACCTCAAGGCAAGAAGTGATGCAGATGATACACGACACGGGCGCACAAAGCACACCACCGCAGGAACGATTCTGGGTATATGTAGGACCTAGAGATGATAAAACTCGTCCAGCCTGTAATGCGCTTCTGGATATTAAGTATTTCACGAATGAAGAAAGAGAATATTACGAAGCGATGTATGCAGGAGAAAGGGCTTACAATTGCAGACACATATTTATGCAAATAACAAAAGAAGATTTTGATAAAAAATTACCGATTAAAGAATATGATTAAAATTTTACTTGACATAATATCTGTTTTGGATAATTTATATCTATAGAGCCTAATATAAAATAATGAGGTATTAAAAATGGCTATTAAAGAAATCTTGGATAAGATAAGGAAAGCGCTTCCTGAGGATACAGGAGAACAAATCAAGGAATGGCTGGCGGATGCAAGCAATGAAGCGGGGATAATGGCGGATGCTATCTCTGCACGGAACCGAGAGAATGAGCGCCTTAGAAAAGCCAAAGAAGAGCTGGAGCAGAAACTTCAAGAGTATTCTTCCAGTGCGGATATATTGAAGAAGAAAGATGAAGAACTGCAACAGCTAAAAAATATGCTTGCCGAAAAGGAACAGAAAGAATACGAAACACTTAAGGGTCAATGGGAAAAAATGGCAAATATTTTCAACATTCCTGAAACTGATAAAAGATACTCTCAAGTTCAGAAAGTTAAAGATTATTTCAAATTCCCCAAAGAAAATGAAACTTTAACCATTGATGATATTCGTGATAATCTTAATAAATTTCAACTCCTTCAGGATACAGGAATATTTTCCGAACCTGAAAGAGTAAACGAAGCTTCAGGAAAACCTCCTATTCCCACGACCTCCACTGAACCTGAACCAGAAACAGCGGGGCAAGCAATCCTACAAAAATTGAAGGCTCAACAAAAACAAGCCAAATAAGGAGTAAAGAAAATGGCAGAAAGGGCAAGATTTCAAGAACTCGGGGTGCAATGGGGAGTGCCAGACGCACCTACTATACTCACGAGTTTGATTAAACATAGCGGTATACTGCAAACTGCAGTAGCAAAACCCTCAAATTTCGGGAACCAACACAAATATAAGTTTCATAATGCATTACCACTCGGAACTTTTCGTGAATTCGGTTCTGGAATAGTTCCTCAGATAGTAGCCAACTCAATGGCGACCATAGACCTATGGGATATTGTTTCCCTCGCTCAAGATGATGCTGAGTTCATAGAAAGCTATCCTGGTGGAAAAGATGGATGGATTGAAGCGAACCTACCTGCTTTCATAGAAGGACTTGGTCAGACATTAGCTTCCCAGATAATCTATGGAACTATTGATACTTCTTCACTTACGGGCGGTGGAAAGAATTCTACAGTGGGTTTTCAAGGATTGTTTCAGTATGCTAAAGCGATGAACCAAATTCATAAAGCAGTTCAAAGTCCTTCGGGAAATACAACTTCTATCTATGCAGTTAGATGGGACGAAACCGATGGCGTCCAACTTAGATTAGGCGGTTCAAGTAGAACAGGAACGGATTTAATTCAAATAAAAGATATTACTCCAGTAAATCCTGCACTGGTGGTGCAAAACACGACCACGAATGCACAATTGCCTGTATATAGCTGGATGATTCACTGCTTGGTCACGCTTGTGGTGCCAACCATAAAATCAGTTTCCGTGCTCTATGGAGTTGATGATACTGTTATCAGTTCTTCATCTGCACTATCTAAGTTCGCAAAAGACTTGAACACTCTCATAGAAGAAATTGATGCCACAAACGGTCAAAAGTATATCTATGCGAATGTAAAGGGAAAATCTCTCATCTCTGGATTGAAGCAGGATAAATTGACCCTCTATCGTGCGGATATGGATTATAATAATTTGATTGAAAGTTATCGTGGAGTTCCCATAATTCTGGAAGAGAACATCCTCTCCACTGAAACCTCTACAATCCCTGCATAGGAGGTGCATAATGCCTAACATATTCAACGATGGAACGCAAGTAGACCAAATCATATTTGATGATATATCAATCGCTGGTGCTTCAAGTAAGACATCCGACTTTATGGTGGTGCCTGCACTCTATACTGGAAGGCTTGAAGTAGTATTAATGGGCGGTTCAACTGATTGCGTCTTGGCGACCAACCCTGCAACTGTAGATATAATTTACTATGCTAAATCAAAAGGTTCTGCTATTCATACTTGGACAACTTATGTAAGTATATCTGCAGGAACTTATAAAAAAGGTAAAATATTAACAGAATTTCATATTCCTTATAGAAAATTGAAAGAAGTAGCGAATGGTGATAAAGTATTCTATGTAAAAATAAAGATAAACTATACACAATCAGGAAGTTCTGGTAATCTTAATGCCTATCTGGTCTGGAAGTAAAGAAGGTTGAAGATGGATAATATACTAAGAGACGGCACACAAATTGACCAAACGGTATTCAAGGATTTAGACCTGAATCAAACGGCGTCTCCAGCTATATCAGATTACATAGTAGTTCCAGCATTATATACGGGTAATCTTCACATAGAAATCGTGGCAAAAGAAGAGTGCGAAATACACGGTGAAGAAATTACCTCAACGGTTATCTGGTCTATTTACACTGAAGAAGATTTGTTATTAAATATTCCTGATGAATTAACCTATAGTAAAATAATCGCTCAATATCCTGATGGAGAAGAA